GGTGGACCAGATGCGCGCCATGGCCGGCAAGGTGCTCGACATGGGCGCCGCCACGGTCGGCGCCACCGCAACCCTGCACACCGCGGCCGGCATTGCCAAAGCGCTGCTGCCGGGCCTGGCCGAACCCGGTGTCTGGACCAAAACCGGGGCGACGCTGCGCCGCCTGCGCAAGGCCGCCGGCCTGACCATCACCGAAGTCGGCAAGGCCATCGCCTCCGGTGTATTCATTGCCGCTCTTTGTCCTGCTTTCCTCGCGGTCGTCGTCGCCGTACTTGTTGCCGCCGAAGCGCGGGCCTACCGCCTTCATGTTGCCGTTCGTCTTGCCGGGCACGCGGTCGCTTCCCGCTTGGTTCGGCAGGTTCGGCTGCGCAAGGCGCTCCTTGCTGCTGTCGGCTATCGGCTGCGCAATCGACCGCGCGTCGAAGTAGTACCGCTCGCTCTTGCTCAACAGAAACAGGTATTCGTGCGCCTTCGTGCAGCGGTCGGTCACGCTCTCCGGCATCGGGTTCGGCTTGTGCCAAATGATGTCTTGCCGCAAGTACCAGCCTGCCGCCTGTAGCGCGAGCGCTACGCGCCACGGGATCCCAATCAAGTCTTTTGGCTTCAGCGTTTCCACGCTCGGGCGGCAGTTGTCGGCCTTCTCGGCGCTGGCCCGGTTCGTTCCCTGCTTGAAGCCTTGGCGCGTGCCGTGTCCGGTGCGGCCTGCCGCGTTGTAGCTGTCTCCGAGGTTCAGCCACAGCACCCCGTCATCGGCCAGCAGTTCCCGAACCAGCGCGAAAACCTCAACCATCGCCGCCACAAATTCAGCCGGCGTCGCTTCAAGGCCAATTTCAGCCGGCTCGAAAAACTCAAGCAGGTGCGCCGGTATCTGGCTCTTTTGGTAGATATTCACGAGTCAGATTCCCCCGTGAATGAACGAACTGATGGCAGGCTTCACAGAGCAGCACAAGGTTCGATGGGTCGCCGCGCAGTTCTTTGTCGGCGAACGAAATGATGTGGTGAATATGGAAAGGCATGTCGGGCGCGTCGTTTCGGTGGATGTCGCAGCGACGACAACGCGCCTTGTCGCGCTTCCATACCGTCGAACACGCGGCTTTCCACTCTCGGCTGGTGTAGAACTCTTGGCGCTCCGGAGTGACCCCACCAAGCCAGCGCGGGTTGAGTTCGCCGCGCTTGTTCCACATTGGATTGTCTGCGCCGCTCGCGCCCCAATGCTTGAGGCTCCGCGCTTCTGATACCGTGCGGCGCGGGATGCCGTGCTTTCGCATCCAGAACAGAATTGCTGCGTCAGTAGTCCCGAACTCGGCGGCAATGTCTCCCGTGCTGCGCTGGCGCACCACATAGTTTTCAAGCAACCACTCGCGCTCACGAAACGGCCTCGGCTCGCGCCAGTGGCCGCCCTTTTCAAATTGTCCGTTTGCTTTTCGCATACCATATTATATATCAATCCGAAGTAGGGTGTACGCCAAGGCTTGCAAGCTCCGCAATAACCGCCTCTCGAACGGCATCCGGCAAGCCATGTTTAAGCCGCACGCCATCCGGCATGTATGAGCGCAGTCCGAAGTAGGGCGGCGAGGTCACGCACATCTGCACCTTCACGCCCTGTGCTATCAGGGCGCGCATGGTGTCGCGGCAGTCTCCGAAAAACACTTTATTCATGGCGTCCTGTACCGTTGCCCTCTAACCCGTCGTGCGAAGGGACGCGCCGCGATAAAGCTGCGTCGCGCCCCTCCACTCTGTCGTTATGAGGCGAAAGTCGCCGCCTCGGAAATTGTTGAAAATAGTTCTTGACATTGCACGCATTGCGTATATAATTCAGTCCATGGGTAGCGCATCGCAACCCGCCGCGCCTCGGGAGAAACAGGGGCAGGAGCCTAAAATGACCACCACCAACACCACCGAAATCGCCCTCTTCTGCACCAGCGGACTTGTTCAATATGCTTCCTCGATTGAATCGATGCTGGCTGAATACAACGGCAACAGCCGAACCTACGAAGTTCGCACCACCGAGGACGGAAGCCAGATCCTTTGGCACAAAGGCCACAGCCGCGCCGTCGGCACCTTCAAGCCCGCCAATCGTGGCTAACCATCCGAACCGGGGGCCGAAAGGCCCTGCGGCAAATCCCGCCCCTGAGGAAGTCCGATCCGCCCGCGAGGCCGCAGGGCTTTCGCAAACCGAAGCTGCCGCGCTCATCCACTGCACCCTTCGCGGGTGGCAAGAGTGGGAGGCTGGAAACCGACGCATGCACCCAGCTTTTTGGGAGTTGTGGCTCATAAAAGTCGCCTCATAACCCGTCGCTCGTGTGGGACTCGCCGATAAGGCCGGCGAGCCCCACAGCTTTTGCGTTCGGCGTCATCAATGCTCCCCCAGGACGACTTCAATCTCCGGATCAAGCGGCGCAAGCCGCCGAACCACTCCCGCCGTCTTCCGCATCAGCTTCGCCGCCCGCTTGTGGTCGAAGAATTCCTCAATGTGCGGAGCGACTTCTTCGAGTTCGGCGGCGAGTTCTAGTAGGGATTCGGTGCCTTGATTGGTCATGCCGCTGCCTGGCGTTCTGCCTTGATCGCGTCGATTGCGTCGAGAACCTGCCGAAGCTCGCCGGCATTGAAATCGCGCAGCGCATCGTCGATCAGGTCGTGCAGCCTCGCGGTGCCGGCGGTTGCATGGATAGGGGCCGCAGCGACAACCGGGGCAGGGGGGATTGCCTGCATTACCTCTTTCAAGGCCGGCTGGGCGGCGGGTTCTTTTCCGGCGTCTCGCCATTCCTGATTCTTTGCCTCGCGCGCCGCATCTTCTTCGGCACGAATGCGAGCCGTCTCGGCGGCCCGCCGCTTTTCCTCGGCGTCCTTGTGTTCGTCGATTCGCGTTTTGATGATCAGCGACAGGTACTCGGGCGCCTTCATCACCAGTGAAGACAGATCAGAGAAAAGGAAGTTGTGTTCGCTGGCACCATCAAGCAAAACTAGGTTCGCCTGAATCCGGTCGGCGATTTCGTTACTCTCGATCTTCTTGGCCGCAACCAGATCGGCCACGGCGCCGCGCATCGATTCGAGGTTGCGTTTGCCCTTGATGGCGGCGGCGAAGTCGGCGGCAAGCGGCGGCATCTGCACCTTGGCAAGCCGCTTGTTGAGGCCGGCGATGTGGGCGGCAAACTGATCTTTGCCGGCCTGCATGATCTCGATCTTGATGGATTCCTTGCGACGCGTGACCAGCTTGTCGAGTTCCAGGCGCTTCGCCCGCATGCTGGCCTTGATCTCGTCCAGGGCGCGGAATACGCGATCAATGTCGGCGGCGTTGGCCTGGGCCTGCGACTTGACCAGATCGATGCGCTTCTCGCCGTCGTCGAGGAACTTCACCATCGAATCGGCGTCGGCGAAGTCCTGGTCGGTCTGCAGATTGGTATTGATCCCGGCGATACGCTCGGTAACGATGTCGCGCCACTGATCAAGATTCGAGGTGGTGACGCTGCCGGTGATCTCGACCATGAGGGCCGGGAGTTCGTTGATCGGGGCGGCGGTGGCGACGGGGGCGGCTTCGACGTGCTGGTAATTCGCCAGATCCTCGGCAAACTGCTTCCAGCCGGCAATCAGTTGCGCGCGGCGCTCGGGCTTCGATTCGTACCAGAGTTTGTCCGTGATTCGTTCGCCGTCGCAGGCGGTGAAAAGCGCGCGTTCGGCGCCAGAAACAAGCAACTGCTGCTCGACTTGTGGCCAATACGTGCCGGACAGGTCGCCACCGGAAATCATGGCCTCAACGGACACGCTGGCCAGCTTGTTCTCCCATACCAGCGTTTCCTCCATGTTCAGGCCGTCGAACGAGGCCAAGAGCGGAAGGCCGTCAATCTCGGCGGCGCCGGTGGCGGGGAACAGGTCTTCCTGCAGATACGCTTCGGCCAACGGGCGCGCAGCTTCTTCAGCGGCATGCCCAGCGTCAAAAAGGCGCTGCTTGTTGGCGTCGACTTCTTCGGTCAGGCCGGTCGCCTTCTCGCGCAGTAGTGCTTGGCGCGTCTTGTACTTCGAGAGCCCGAGCATGGCCGGCGCTTCGCTGGCGGTGAAATGCTTGGCGCGAATGTCCAGCCATTGCTGGCTACCTTGTGCGGCTTCGATGATGTTCATGCGGATTCCTCCATTTCGCGCTGATGCGCGGCGGCGATCTCTTCGGCGGTCATCACGTCGCCGGCAATCGGCGCGGCCTTGGGCTTGTTGATTTCGGCAAGCTGTGCCTCGCTCAATTGCCCCTTC